GGTAGGAATACGGGTTGCCAGGCAAGCTGGGTGCAGCGGTGCCGCCTGTGTAGTTTTTGCCAAGGCCTCCGCCACTTCCGCCTTTCTGTTTCCAACTTTCTGGACTGTTCTTGTAGTTGCTGAAACCAGTGTTGACGCCAGACAGCACTGCCCCTGCGCCCTGCAAAATAAACGGCAACATGCTCGGCTTCGCTTGGTAAATAGGTTCTAGGGGATCCAGCACCGGTTGCTTGATGTAAGCCTGTTGACTGGCGATCCGGGATCCACGCTCGGCCGCGGCCCCTTGCTTCTGGAGTTGGATCTGGGTGCCAGTGAACGCCAGGTTTTGACTGGTGGCGAAATCAAACTGGGCCTGCTGTCGGTAGAAGTCAGCGACCAGGTTGTCCACTGTGTTGCCAAGGCGCCCAGACGCAATCACTTCGCCCCTGGCCTTGGTCCCAGCGATGGCACCCTTTTGCTGCTCTTGGCTGGCTGCTGCCTGCTCCTGCATCAGTCTTGAGTTCAGCGCGGCAATGTCGTTGGCGTAAGCGTTGTCAGCCATCATGCGGTTAATGCGCATCAACTCGTCCTGCTGGTTGGCCTTCATCTGCTCAAAGTTCCGAGTAGCGCTGGCCTGCATTTGCTGGAACTGGAACCCTTGCTGGGCCTGGGCATTGGCAAATGCCACTTGCTGCTGGGCCTGCTGCGCACCAACAACAGCTTGACCGATGCCGAGACCAGCAGTCAGGACGCCAGAGGCGACCGCGAATGCCATTGCTGGGGCCATTGGACACATGGTTCAGATCCTCGCGAACTCGTAGAACAGCCGACCTTCTGTTCCGAACTTGGGGTGCGACGCAATGAAGGTAAACCCCATCCACCGCAACCATTTGATATGCACCAGGTTACGGGCATCTGCGAAATTGAAAAGGACCTTGTACCGACGTTGCACCTGGTCGAGGTGGACCTTGGCCTCGCGCAGGAACCGCATGGAGTTCAGTCGATCACGCACCAGGTCATCGGTACACAGCATCCAGATGGCCCCCACGTCGGTTCGTTGAGCAACGACGCCCCACATGCCCATCGGTCTGCCGTCCCTGCCGATCATGGTCATGCAGGGATCCCCTTGGAAAAAGCTGTGGAGCAAGGACTCCTGGGGCGTGTGACCTGAGAACGCACGTACCTCTGCGACGTCCTCCTCCCGCATGAACTCCGCCACGTAAGGGATGTCAGCAACCCTGGTGGGCCGGGTATAGGCAGATGTCACAGTCGCGCAGCTCGGGTGTGGTACCAACCTTCCCATTCTGCGGACTGGAGGCGACAGGGCAGGGGGCTGGAGCTCACCACCTCGATCTTGGCCTCGATGTTTTGGGCCATCACCGGCACCCGGAACTTAGAAGTCCGGACCGCCAACTCGCCCAGGGCCACCTCCTGGTCGCCAACCTCGAGTCCGCTGTACGGATACGTCATGGTGTCCCGGCCGCGGGGGGTGACCTTGATGCTGAACGATGACGTCTTGTCGAACAGCATGGTCCAGGTGCGGAGCTGGAGCTTGGGTCCAGCAATTACAGCCATGCCACCACCGGGGGGCTGTTCCTTCAGGTACTGGGTGCTGAACTCGTACAGCATGTCGTAGAGCTCGCCCACATAAAACTTGGCGCCAGTCAAATTGCCCCGGACCGTAAGGGTGCCGTTGCCACCAGCGCCACCGGCAGCTGTTGACGACAGCACTTGGACCAGTTGGCCGTGGGCCAAGGTGTTGCCAGCAAACGACCGACCAACGACAGCCATGTTGCTCAGGCTGGTGTTGATGGGGTACGGCAGGGTGATGGTGCTCTGGATGTCGAGACCACCAGGCGTCGTCAGAGCCACGGAGCAGCTGGCCTCCGTCACCTTGCGGTCCAACAGCATCTCGACCGTCGTGCCTGCATCCACGGTCTCAGGGTTGGTCACCATTTTCTCAAGGTAGACACCATCGGAGTACTGGACTACGGCATACAGATCACTGTCGACCAAGTCAATGCCGATCACGCTTTTGCCACCGTTGGTCTCCCAGTAGCCCCAGGCGCTTTGCAGTTTGTTGTCCCCTTGGAACAGGAACTTATACACATAGATCCGTCGTGGCTGGTCCTTGGACACGGCATAAACAGCTTCTTCTGCTGCCGTGGCCACCAGGTTCGACAAGTTGCTCGGCAAGAACCTAGGCACCGCTGATGTCACCTCCTCTGACGTCGGCACCGGACCTGACGCATCCGGCAAGAAGAACTCCCGGAGTCCGTTGTATTCACCTTTGGGCACGGCAAAGTACATGGTGCGACCCACGATCACGGGGTCCACGACGTCGCCCATCTCAAAGGCTGTGACCTGGGTGATGGTCGCTGTCTTGGGTGTCAGTGATGCAGCAACTGCGTTGCCACCACTCAACCGGAACTGGCCGTGGCGGCTGAACACCAGCAGCACGTCGGCAAAGGCCAGGCTCGACATCAGGAAGTTGATCTTCCGACTGCCGGCACTGAGGTCGATGGGATCAGAGTCGACCACGGCCTGCACGGATTCTGGCCAAAACCTGTCGTACGCATCAGCGGCAGATGTGATGACGTTCTCGTCTGCCAGCAACACCAGCCTGTTACGGAACAAGTTGACGTTCTGGATCTTGGAGCCAACGAAGCTGGGCTCTGGTGCAGTGATGGCATCACCTGCAACCCGGCCAGACCAGGTGAACTTCTGGAACGTGAAGGTCCCGTCGTTGTTGCGGATCAATACGTGCGGCATGGTGGCCGCGTCAAACAGGTACTGGATGCCAGGGGCCACGGTCTCTTGCCAAACGCCATGGCCAAAGCCAGAGCCTGCATTGGCCACGAACTTCACGTAGTAATCATCGGCACCAGTGGCTGCAGCACCAATGACTTTGACGATGAACCCGTGCTCAGCGGTAACCGGCAAGTCAGAGATGGCGTCGATGGACCCTTTGATGGCGACGGAAGCCAGACCAGTCTTGGTGTCAGTGGAGCTCAGCGTGTAGGCGCCGCCGTCGTCTTTGGCAATGCGCACGACGTATTGACCGGCTCCATTGGTGATGGTCCAGCCAGCGCCAAGGGCTGTGGTCAAGGCTGCTTTCAGGGCAGCAGCAATCTCAACCGTGCTTGGGCTGTAGTTCGGTTGGTAGACGACGGTGCAGTTACCAGACGTCGTGCCACCAACGGGGTCCGTGTACGTGAATGTGTCAGCACCAGTCACCGTGATCGTGAAAGTGCCAGCCGTGCCAGAGCCGCTTTGGAAGCTCATGTCCACTTGGTTGCCAGTAGCCAAGCCATGGGCCGTGGCTGTCACCGTGACCGTGTTGGAGCTCCTGCTGTAACTGGCAGACAAGCGTTTGCCACCGGCCGGCAGGGTCGTGTATGAGGCCGTCGTGGCATTGACGGTGATGCTGTACGTGGTGGCGTACTCAGCCGACCTGATGAACACCATGGATTTAGTGCCCCAGGTGGGTGACGTCGTGGCTGACATGGCCACCGTCTTCTCCCGGTTGACGATGAACATGTAGTCCGCCACCGTCGCCGTGCGAAACACGGAACTGGGTTCACCAGCGATGTCGAGATACGACGTGCCGTCTGGGGTGGTGACAGTCTTGGCGGAACCATCCAGGCCAAACACCTTGATGGCGTTGTCTTGGATCAGGACCAAATACCTGATGACTCCGTCCCGGTCCACGATGGTCGTGAACGGACGGGTGGCACCAGCGGAACCAGCAAACAACTTGGCAATGTGCTGCGCCGGTGGCCGCTTCTTTAACCCCTCCACCGGGCTGGGCATGCAGTTAACCATTTGCTCGCACTGAGACGCCAGCCGCAGCGCTGCTGGTTGCTGGCTGACCCCGTTGATCAGGTTGGGTATGGAGCTGCTGATCAAAGGCATGGCTTAACGGCGCAAGGCCCAGGCTGGCTTGTAAGTCATGAAAACATCCATGTGGTTGGGATTGCCACGTAGCCAGCTGTGCTCGCCCCGGGTGGTTTCCTCCTCGAGGAACTGGCTGCGGGCCTCAGCCTCAGCAGCAATGTTGATCCGTGACAGGTCCGCTGAACCCAAGATCGCTTCTTGCAACTGGCGGCCAGCCTTGATCATGAAGTACTGGTGGGCGTATTCAGGCACCTCGTCCCATTCCAGGATGTAGGTGACGTCGGCGTACAAGTCCTCGTCGAACTCATAGCTGCCAGCCCGGCGGTCATAAAGCCTGGACCCACGCTGCACGACGTCCAGGTCTGGGTACGAGTACGGCTCAACTTTGACCCGGCTGACGTTGACGCCCACGCTGATCTCGTTGGTCACTGCGTCCCGCATCAGCAGGCGCTCGTAGTCAGTATTGAACGACCAGCCCTCTGTCTGGACCTTGCGGGACACGTCGTTGATTGCGTCTTGCGCCTGCTGGGCCAGGCCGAATTGTCCGTCAAGGCTATTGACTGGCGCCTCACCGAGCATCTGCAGCACCCGGTTCACAGCTTCCAGAAACGTGGTGCGTGCAAGCGTCATGGCAAGAGCCCAAAGAAAAAGGGGGGAACCGAAGCTCCCCCCATATTGGCCGCGATCAGCTGGTAGCGGTATAGATCTCGATTGCGCAGTCAGGGCGAAGGACGGCGGTGCCCAGTGCCATGGAGGCAACCATGAAGGTGCCTTGCCACAGAGCGTGAACGTCAGAACCGGTCTGCTCCATCTTGAGATCCATCAGCTTCACGGTGCCGACGGCTTGCTTGTTGAAGGCAAGGGCGACGGAGTCAGTGAAGTTGGCGGCGTAGTCGTTCTGCTCACCGGTCACCGCAGAGCGGTTGGTGGTAGGCAGTTGGTTCGACTTCAGGATGGTGATGCCA